AACTATGCTATTGATGTTGTGGGAACACTAAGTGAACCTACAGGCAATACACTGACAGATGATAATGACATGGAGTATCCTGAGATGCAAGCCTTAGATGGTTGGCATGTGAATATCCGTTTAGTAGGTGATGAAGTTAGAGCAGCAGTAGAAGCACTAGATGAAACACACGGTGTTACTCCAAGTGCACCACAAAGAATTTGGTTATAAAATAATTAAATTTAACACTTTACTTATTAAAACAAATATGGTATAATCAAGTATGATAACATTTAAAGATACATTAACAGAACAGAAGAACACACACATGACACACATTGAGGATAAGGTTCTCTATGGTGGCGTTAAGGGTACACGTGAAGCTATACTAGCTTTGCGTGAACTACGTGATATGCTAAAAGGTTCTCATAGCGGATCAGTATCCGTTAAATGGGATGGAGCACCTGCTATCTTTGCTGGAGAAGATCCATCTGACGGCAAATTCTTTGTTGCTAAGAAAGGTATCTTTAATAAGAACCCTAAAATTTATAAAACTGCAGCAGAAGTTGATGAAGATACATCAGGCGATCTTGCTGATAAATTAAAAGACGCACTTGAATACTTACCAGAACTTGGTATTAAAGGTGTAATCCAAGGAGATTTTCTATATAGTTCTGGAGACATTAATAAGGAGACAATTGATGGGGACAAATACATTACTTTCCACCCTAATACTATTGTTTATGCTGTGCCTAGTAATGGTGCAGCCGCACGAGATATCCAAAAATCAAGAATTGGCATTGTCTGGCACACAACATATAAGGGTAAAACATTTGAAGACATGAAGGCATCATATGGTGTCGATACAAATAAGTTTAAAAAATCTAAAAATGTATGGTCACAAGATGCTATGTTAAGAGATATGACTAATGTAACTATGTCTGCAAAGGATACTAAAGATGTTACCAAACTACTTAGTGACTGCGGTAAACTATTTACGACAATCTCAGGAACAACACTTAGACAACTGGAAGCAAATCAATTACTTGCACAACATATCGAACAATATAACAACACGTTTGTCCGTAAAGGTCAAGTTATTAAAGATACAACAAAACACACTGCTGGTCTCATTCGTTGGATCGACAACAGATATAAAGCAGAAAAAGCAAAGATGAAGACTGATAGAGGTAAAGCATCACGACAGAAAAAGCTTGATGATCTACTTGCATTCTTCTCTCCTAGTAATAGAATTAACTTGATTCGTATGTTCGAGTTACAAAAACTTATTGTACTAGCTAAATTAAAACTTATAAATAGTCTTAATAAACTAAGTAATACTAAAACCTTTGTTAAAACTAAGAATGGTTATACAACCACTGGTGAAGAAGGTTATGTAGCAATTGATAAACTTGGCGGTGATGCTGTGAAAATAGTTGATCGTATGGAATTTTCATACAACAACTTTTCACCTGATATATTAAAAGGATGGGACAAACCAGGAAGATGAGTAAAGAAATGAAATCATTTAATACATTCGTACCAGTAAATGAAGCAAAAGCTTTTGATCTGGATAAACTTAAAAAGGCATATTCTAGTATGCCAGATAGACTTTCACTTGATAAGTCACGTGAATTAAGTAAAGTTGTTAATAAATTTAGTAAAGACGAATTACTTCAGGTAAGAAAAGCTGATATAAAATGGCTATCAAGTATGGCAACTACTGCTCTAATTAGTAAGCATAAAATGACTGCTGCAGACTTGAGGAAAAAATAATGAAATCTTTTAAGTCATTCCGATTAGACGAAGCATTTGGTAGAGCAAGATTTAATCAACAGCTAAAGAAAAAAGGCATTGATGTAAACAAGCAACATAGTAGTAATGTTAAAGATGCTGCAGCCGCTAAGAAAAGAGCATCTGCTGCTTCTAAAGATCATACTGCATTCCGTAAGAAATATCCAAATATTAAGTTTGATGAAAAAGCCGAAGATCCAGATATTAAGGATCGTGACGGAGCACAGCCAGCTGCATATCACAAAGGTCTTTCTAAGTCAACTAAAGTAAAACGTGATGCTCAGTTTAAGAAGCAAGCTAAAATGGCAGATGATAATCCTGATGCTTATAAGCCAGCTCCTGGGGATGCTACAGCTAAGACAAAGACATCTAAGCATACAAAAAAGTATAAACAGATGTTTGGTGAAGATGCTAAAACTGGTTTGGCTAAGAAGGCTGAGAAGTCTGGTATGCCAATTGGTATATTACGCAAAGTATATAACCGTGGTGTTGCTGCATGGAAAACAGGACATAGGCCAGGGACTACACCAGAACAATGGGGTTACGCAAGAGTTAATTCCTTTATAACTAAATCCTCTGGTACTTGGGGTAAAGCAGATAAAGACCTAGCAGCAAAGGTTAGAAAATAATGAAATCATTTAATTTATTTACTGAAGGTTATAATCCTTCGGAGCATGAAGAAGGTAAACCGGCTACTGTAGCTCGTGCTAAGGCTTTAACACCAGGGCAAGAACCTGTTGATGAAGTATTAAGTATTAAGCAAAGACGTGATCGTGGTATATCTGCTCGTAAGAATAAAACTAAAATGGCAATGGGTAGACGTAAAGCTGCTAATAAAATTGCTTCTCCAGATAAACTAAAGAAACGTGCTCAAAGACAAGCTAGAACAGCTATGGCTGACAAGCTGGCTAAAGATCAACCTAAGGGTAAAATGACTGCAGCACGTAAATCAGAGATTGAGAAGCGTTTAAGCAAGATGAAACCACGTATAAATAATATAGCAAAGCGTATGTTAAAAGATGTTCGTAAAGCAGAAATAGCAAGAAAACGTGGAAAGTAATACTTATGGGAATCCCATCATTTAGCCAGTATCTAGTTGAAGAGGAACAAGCAGTTTATTTTACTTTTGGTAGAATGAATCCTCCAACTATTGGTCATGAAAAACTATTGAACACACTAGCTAAACAGGCTGGTAGAAATCCGTATAGGATTTATCTATCTCAATCAACAGATAAGAGTAAAAATCCTTTACAGTACAACGATAAGATTAAATATGCAAGGAAGATGTTTCCTAAGCACGCACGTCAGATCCTTATTAATAAAAAGGTTAAAACATTTATAGATGCAGCAACAACATTATATGACGAGGGTTTTAAATCAGTCGTAATGGTTGTTGGATCAGATCGTGTTAATGAATTTGATATTCTTTTAAATAAGTATAATGGTTCAAAAGGTAGACATGGTTTCTTTAACTTTAAAAGTATTAAAGTGATATCTGCTGGTGAAAGAGACCCAGATGCAGATGGTGCTACTGGAGCATCTGCTAGTAAACAGAGAGCAGCTGCTAAAGCTAATGACTTTACATCATTTTCTCAAGGCTTACCTAAACCATTATCCAATTCTGATGCAAAGAAACTCTTTAATGATATCCGTAGTGCTATGGGAATCAAAGAGGAAGCATCATTTTATCATCACGTTGAATTAAAATCAGTATCAGAAGAACGTGAAGCATTTGTAAATGGAGATTTATTCTCCTTAGGCGAATCAGTTATAATAAAGAGTACAGACGAAGTTGGTACTATTTGTATGCTAGGTGCTAACTATGTTATTGTAGAGACACCTAACCGTAAAACAAGACAGTGGCTTGAATCAGTAGAAAAGATTGAAGAAGGTAATGGTCTTTGGGCAAACATCCGTGCTAAGAAAGCACGTGGTGAAAAGATGAGAAAAAAAGGTGCTAAAGGTGCTCCTACAGATGCTCAGATTAAACACGCTCAAAGTACAAGTGAAAAGAAAAACGAAGAAACAAAATATTCATTTGTAAGCTACATTAAGGACCAGAGTTAATGCTTAATTTTAAAAAATTTATTTCTGAAGAAAATTTGGAAGAACGTGGTGCTGATGGTAAAGGTCACTATAGATCAACTGAGAAAGGCGCAGGCTTAACTCAAAAAGGCAGAGATGCTATTAATAGAAAAACTGGTAGCAACCTAAAGGCTCCAGTTACAGGTAAAGCTAAAGCTGGTAGTAAAGCAGCTGGACGTAGGAAATCATTCTGTGCTCGTATGGGCGGAATGAAAGGACCTATGAAAGATGAAAAAGGGAGACCTACTCGTAAGGCCATGTCTCTCAGAAGATGGAAGTGTTAAGTTATGGCTACAGATGTCGACTGGAAGAAACGGTTAGACCGGATCGAGGAAAAGATGGATAAGATGAGTGAAGTCTTAATCTCACTTGCTCGCTTTGAAGAAAAGATGGATGCTTATAACGAGTACCGTGAGAGATCATGGGATCGTATGAATAAGTTTTCGGAGAAACTAGATAAAATTGAAAAGATGTGTGACGATAATGCTCGCACAGTAAATACTATAAACAAATTATTCTGGATAGCTACTGTTGCTATCGGGAGTGCAGTAGCCACCCAATTTTGGATATAAAGGAAAAACCAAATGGAAAAAGATACTATGACTAAGTTGGGCGATGCGTACGCACAAGTCCAAGAAGCAACAGCTAAACAACGTGCTTTAGCTAGCATTAAAGCTAAACCAAAAGGACAGGTAACATTACCTAAAGCTCCTTGGGATAAAAAGAAAGAAGGTGTCGAGGAAGACGCTTCTAACGATACATCTGATGATGGCGCAGGATTAGATAAAGCAGATCCTAAAGCAGCTAAGAAAAAGTTTAAAGATCGTAAAGATAAAGACATTGATAATGATGGTGATACAGATTCTTCTGATGAATACCTTCATAAACGTCGTAAAGCTATTTCTAAAAATGTTAAAGAAGCAGACGATAAAACAACACCTTGTCCTAAGTGTGATGGTTCAATGGAAAATCATGCTAAAGATTGTCCAAACCATCCAGATAATAAAGGTAAAAAAGATGATACTGCTGTAATGAATCCTAAGAATGATGAAAAAGAAAAGGTTGCAACAGAAATGGCAGAACCTAAATGGCCAGTTTACAAACGTATTATTGAAAAAGTATCTGCAGATAAAGCAAAGAAAGATGCAGAAAAAGGCGAAGAAATGGATTCAAAAGATTCAGAAGGCGCTAAGAAGTTTGTAGATGATCACGAAAAGAATGATGATAAGAAACAAGGCGATAAAGTTGATATCGCAGTAGCAATAAAAAAGAATGCATCTGCAATGGCTAATCCAATGAAAGCGGCACCAATGCGCCCAGGTGATAATAAAGCCGGAGATAAAGTTGCTGATAAACCAGAAGGAAAAATGTAAATGATTAATCCACCAAAATGGTGTTCAAAAGCTATTCCAACTGTTCGCGGTTGGAAACATCATGTTCGTAGAGAGATTTTAAAACCTCAACGATTTACACAAGAGCAGTGTAATGAGTATATGATTGCAAATGGCATGATGGAATCACCAGAAGTAATTACTGAAGTTCCACAAGTAGAAGCACCAGCTATGTTAAATGAAGCACCAGTTGGCGGTGATCTTGATGGTATGACTAAGGTTCAATTAGAAGCCTTAGGTCGTCAGAACGGAATAGAATTAGACCGAAGAAAAGGTAAAAAAACTTTAATAGATACTCTAAAGAATATAGTAAATTAATCTAATAAAGTTGAGGTTCTATGGATATACAATTAACTGAGGATAACATCCCACTATACGCTGCTAAACATTATTATAATCCACTTGGTGCAGATCATGATGAATTCATAGAAGATTTAAAACGCTTTAAATATATTAAGCGGTTGGTCAATAGATACACTGAAAGTGGCTATCTTGCTGATCGCTTAATTTTAAATCATCTAATTATTATTCATAATGTTTTTGGTATTCGACCTGGTGTTGAAATGTTAAAAATAAAATTAACAGATGATCAAATGTGTATAATAAAACCATTCTTATTGTTTTTAAACTATATTGAGAATGTTGAATTAACAAATATATCTATGGACAAAATAGTTGTTCAAAGGTTAAGGAATATATAAATGGGTATTTTATCAAGAGCTGGTGATCTAGTTTATACACTAAGGTTTCTTAGGTTACTAACAACGCCTTGGGAGAATACAACTGCATTCGAATTAGGGCTTATTGATAATAAAGGTAAGACCATTAAGAAAGCAGATACACCAGAAGAAAAGACTGCACATAATGCATTTCATAAACTGGTATTTAATATTAAGAAGCTATTGCCTGGCAAAAGATTTGGTTCATATGCAGCTGCTCTATTCCTTCTTAAAGAGAAATATGGCGTATCAAACTTTGATAAAATTCTAAAAGAGTGTGGTATTAATTCACTTGATCTTATATCAGAAAATAGTGAATGGTTCTTATTAGAAAATAAACAATTATCACCTGGTGTCTATAGAGTAAATGGTAGTAAAATGATCAATGAGACACACGATGAAGTTGTTACTAAAAGAGATCAGGTAAGAATTAAAGAGGGTTGTTTCCCTGTTGGTGATGTTATGGGTTTAGACATCTATAAGGTAACACATCTTAAAACAAATAAAGAAATTTACATTACTGCAGGAGAGCTAATCAGATGAAAATAAAAGAAGATGCACCTACAAATTCTGTTGCTAGCGGTGGGTATGATTTAGCACCAAATGCTGGACCAAGAGTAAAAGAAATTCCTGTTACAGATCGCAGGCGAAGAAAAGATAAGCAACCTGTACTACTAAAAAGATTTAGAAAGTTTGTTAAAGATGATTAAAGTTTATTTATTTTTATTTATCGTTGGTATCTTAGGTAGTGCTGGCTATGGCGGTTATAGCTATTATCTTTGGTCACAAGAAACAATGAATACATTACGTGAAAATAATGTAAAGTTAGAACAAGTCACAGTTGCTCAAGCTAATACTATTACCGAACTAGAAAACAATGCCGCAAAGAATGAAGAACTAAATAAGAACTTATCTACAGCACTACAGAAATCACAAGTGCACTTGGATGCTTTGAGAAACAAATTCTCAAAGATTGATTTAACTATGGAAGCTATTACAAACCCAAATGGTTTGGAAGAAAGGGTTGACAATGCCGTTGCTAAACTTATTAAAAGAATTGAAAATGAAACATCTCCTGATCGTAACAGCACCGATGCTGCTGACAGCGTGTCTGGGAACTAGAACACCCGAACCAGTTGTTATAACACAAACAGAGTTTACTAAACAATCTATTCCTATTCAAACACAACCAAAAGGGGTGTCTATGCCACCAGTTGATTGGTATGTAGTAAATGGTGATAATGTTGAAGAATTCTTAGAACGTATAAAGAATGATACTGGAGCACCAGTATTCTTTGCTATTACACCAAAGGGCTATGAAAACTTGGCTATTGGTATTGGTGATCTAAGACGTTACATTAAAGATGAGCAAGCTATTATCGGTTATTATGAAGAAGCATTAACTGAAGAATAATTTGCGACATATAGTAATAAAATGTTAAAAATTACTACATTTAGCTATTTACAAGATCACTGATATGCTATATAATACTACCTACTAGAAATGAGAATCCACTTGTTTCACGCCCTGGAGTATTAATTGCATGCTATTCGAAGAACAAATTTCCCGAAAACCTGATCACTATCCATGGACTAAACAGTTCATAGAAGCAATATGGAAAGGTTTCTGGACACCGGAAGAATTTAACTTCCGATCAGACTATTCCCAATTTAAAAATGATTTAACACCAGCTGAACAACAAATAGTTGTTAAGACAATGTCTGCTATTGGTCAGATAGAGATTGCTGTTAAATCATTCTGGGCAGATGTGGGTAATAACCTACCGCACCCATCTATCAAAGACTTAGGTTATGCTATGGCTAATTCAGAGGTCATACATAATATGGCTTATGAAAAGATCCTCGATGTTCTACATCTTACACACGTATTTGAAGAGAACCTTAATGTTGATGTTATTAAAGGTCGTGTTGACTATCTAAGAAAATACAATAAGAAAGTATATGAGGACGATAGAAAACAATACATCTATTCAATTGCACTCTTTACATTGTTTGTAGAAAATGTTAGCTTGTTCTCGCAGTTCTATATTATCATGCACTTAAATCGTAATAAAGCAGTAATGAAAGATTGTGCTCAACAAGTACAGTATACACGTAATGAAGAAATGCTACACGCACAAGTAGGCATTAAATTGATTCAAACATTACGTGAAGAATACCCTGAGTTGTTTGATAAAGAATTAGAAGACCGTATCAAGCATGAGTGTGTTGAATCACTAAAAGCAGAAAGCAAAGTAATTGAGTGGATTATGGATGGACATACAGCAGATGGTCTGAGTGCAGATATTCTAAAATCTTTTATCGCTAAGCGCATGGCAGATTCTATGGATATGATCGGTATAGATAACTCTGAAATCGTCTATGATGAAGGTCATATTAAAGAGACTTTCTGGTTTGACGAAGAACTATTTGGTGCTAACATGACAGACTTCTTTCAAAAGAGACCTGTTGAGTACGCTAAAGGCAAGGGCATTTCCGCCGATGATTTATTTTAGAAGGATTACATAATGGGCTTTGAATGGGCAAATGATGATTCACGGGTGTTCCTCTCCCGTGGATACATTGACGGTAACATGACCGTTGAAGAAAGAGTAAGAGGTATTGCGCAGACAGCAGAAAAGAACCTTGAACTGGAAGGTACTGGATGGGCTGATAAATTCTATGACTATATGAGTCGTGGTTTCTATTCGCTATCATCTCCTGTGTGGGCTAACTATGGAACATCTAAAGGATTACCAATTTCATGTAATGGAGTTTATATCTCTGATACTATGGAATCAATTCTATTAAAGACTGCAGAAGTAGGAATGCAAACAAAGCTAGGAGCAGGAACATCTGCATACTTTGGTGCATTAAGGTCAAGAGGTGAAACTATTAAGAGTGGTGGAACTGCTGATGGTCCTGTACACTTTATGAACTTATGGGAAACAACTGTTGATGTTGTAGCTCAAGGTAATGTAAGACGTGGATCAATGGCTGCATATCTTGATGTTGAATCACCAGACATTATGGAATTCCTAGATGCTCGTGAAGAGGGTTCATCAATTATTAATCTAAGTCTCGGTGTTACTATCGGAGATGAGTGGATGCAATCCATGATTGATGGTGATGTAGATAAGAGAACAATATGGGCACGTATTCTGCGTAAACGTCGTGAGAGTGGTTATCCTTACTTGTTCTTTAAAGATACAGTAAATAATAATGCACCTAAAGTATTACGTGATCAAGGTATTAAGATTTGGGCATCTAATCTATGTTCAGAGATTGCTTTACCGTCCGCAGAAGACGAATCGTTTGTATGTAATCTAGCATCTATGAACTTACTAAAGTATGATGAGTGGAAAGAAACTGACGCAGTAGAAACAATGATCTGGTTTCTTGATGCTGTTATGGAAGAGTACATTGAAAAGACTGATAATATTCCTTTCATGGCTTCTGCTAATAACTTTGCACGCAGATGGCGTGCACTTGGTCTAGGTCAACTTGGTTGGCATTCATATCTACAATCTAAGATGATTCCCTTTGAGTCATTTGATGCTCATCTATTAACTGTTGAAATCTCTAAATTTATTGAAGATCATTCTAAGGCAGCATCTAAGGAACTTGCTATTGAATATGGTGAACCAGAAGGTATGCTAGGATATGGTATGCGAAACCTAACCACTTGTGCTATTGCTCCTACTACAAGTTCATCATTTATTCTAGGTCAAGTATCACCATCTATCGAGCCATTGGCATCTAACTACTTTACTAAAGACTTGGCAAAGGGCAAATTTACTTACAAGAATCCTTATCTAAATGACGTACTAGAAAAGTATAGTAGGAATGATAGTGCAACTTGGCTAGATATTTTAAAGCATGGTGGTTCAGTACAGCATCTTAATTTCTTATCTAAGATTGAAAAAGATGTATTTAAAACTTTCTCTGAAATCTCACCATTGGTTATTGTCCAACAAGCTGGTGCAAGGCAGAAATATATAGATCAAGCACAGAGTTTAAATATACTTATCCACCCTGATGTGTCAGCTAAAGATGTGAATGCATTGATTATAGAAGGATGGAAACTAGGTGTAAAAACTTTCTATTATCAACGATCAGCTAACCCTGCTCAAGAATTGGTAAGAGATATTATGAATTGTGCAGCATGCGAAGGATAAGGAGAGAGTATGTCTAAACCAATAAAAATAGAATGTGGTATGTGTGAAGAAATATCATTTGTAGAGGTTGTGTCTGATGAAACACCACATCATTGTCCAATGTGTGGTCATCCGGTTAACTTTGAATCTGATGGATATGATGAGGAAGATGACTACTAAATAGCCTTGAATTGATAAGGTATTGCTATGTGGTTATATGAAGATAAAGAATTTAAGCCCACCCCAGATGAACTATCGTCTTGGGTGGGTTTTGTATATGAAGTACAAGATAAGAGTAATGGTAAAAAGTATATCGGTAAGAAGGGTTTCTGGTCCACTCGCCGTCTAAAGCCATTAAAAGGTAAGACCAGAAAAAGAGTTGTTAAGAAAGAATCCGATTGGATGAAGTATTATGGCTCTAACGAACAAATCAAACTATTATTAGAAGAACATGGTCCTACTCGCTGGAATCGCACTATTTTAAGATTGTGTAAAAGCAAGGGAGAGATGAGTTATTACGAAGCTAAACTGCAATTTGATAAAAACGTACTTTTTGACTCAAATTATTATAATGAATTCATAGGTTTAAAGATACATTCCAAGCACGTTGCAAATCTAATCGAGGAAATGATGAATGGTGGAGATTAATATAAAGAAAGCCAATGAGTTAATGTGGGCTGTAAAAGGCCAGTTGATACCAGAAAACTATTCAGATGAAGATATAAAGAAAACATATGATTCATACTTTGCAAGGATGTGGGGTAACCATGAATATACATATCGTTTAGAAGGATTTGAAGAAGCATGGGCAAAAAGAGTAAAAGATAAGATGTAACATATTTGTTACACTTTATTGTTTTTATAAAAAAAAGTTAAAAAAGTAAAGAAAACACTTTACATCTATGTTTAAATGTGTTATATTAGTTATAGAAACAATAACTAAGGAATTATAATATGGGTTATATAACATTCAAAGATCAAATGTTTGATGACGAGCATGGCGGTCCTTTTGATCGTGGCATTATGGATTCTTATTATGGTAGACGATATGCACCTCATAGGTATTCTAATGGAACTCATAACCTTGGTCGTATCGAAAAATTAACTGCCGAAGAAACTCATGCTTATTGCATGGGATTTGAATATAATGAAGAAAGCGGAGATAGAAAGGAATGGTAATGAACCAGTCACAAATAATGTTTGTAGCAGAATATACTCTGCTTAATGATGAAAAGTCAATTGCTTACTTTGATAGCCAAAGTAAGGCACTAGAATGGGTTAAAGATGCCAATAAATTTGGTTTACTAGATACCTTTATTATTGATCAACGTAAAGTTAAAATGGAAGAGTTTATATGATATTAATTGATTATAATGGAGTTGCCATCGGCAACTTCCTTGCTATGAAAATGCAGACGGACGAGGATTTACTCCGTCATATGGTTCTTAACTCAATTCGTATGTACCGCAAAAAGTACAGTAAAGAATTTGGTGAGATTGTTGTTGTTGCTGACGGCACTAATAACTGGCGCAAGCGTGTGTTTCCTCAGTATAAAGCTAATCGTAAGAAATCACGTGAGAAATCTAGTGTAGATTGGAATGAAGTGTTCCGTATTCTTAATACTGTTCGTGACGAAATACGCGATAACTTTCCTTATAAAGTAATACATCAAGATGGATGTGAAGCTGACGATTCAATAGCACAGATAGCTACGGCAACTCAAGAGTTCGGTAGATATGAGCCTGTTATGATTATATCAGCAGATAAAGATTTTGCTCAACTCCAAATAAATAGTAATG